TTACCTAGTTTAGCAATCTCTATATGCACCTTCCTAAGTCCAGTACAATAGTACATCTCATTTTTGATATCAAGTTTACCATCATCAGTATCATGTAGTACAGATTCAAACTCAGAATCAACATCAAGAGGTTCTACATTTGGTAGAGTCTTTTGATGCTTCTGTATTATTTTTATTAGATCTTCAATTACTTCCATCGAGCAAAAAATTCCTTCATTGTAGTTTGATATCCTGACTCTCTATAACGAGGTTCCTTTATCCCCTTCATCTTCTTGTAATCGTTGTGCATCGCTCCCAGTAACCATGCCTGTGCTAGTTGATGAGGTCCCTCTTTCAACAATTGGATTTGAAATTTCGATAGACCAGCCTTCATCTCCAAATACTCCTGTCTCCACGATGTGTGGGGTGATTTGTCTGTCATCTTCCTCCCATTGTTCATGTAATTTTTTAACTTCTAGGTCAACTCCTGCCATGGTTTGTAGAACTTTACCATCCCAATACCATTTTTCTATGTATGAGAAAAGATATTTGAGAATAATATTAAAAGGTGGTTTCTGTTTATTGATCCACTTTTTAATTTTTTGTAAGGTTGTTTCTTTACCACCCCAACTGTGTTCAAATTCTATCTTAGGCATAACTGAAAAAGAATTCTTTGATTAAAATTTCTGATTGTTCTTTACCAAATCTACTGGAGAGATATCCAGAGATTGGATCTAGTCTTATCATATACTTATCAAAGTCATTGTACTGATCAGTATCAGTACCAGTTGGTTGATGCTCATTGAGCATATCTTTATAGAATTGTAGATACTTTGTAAACAGTGGTAGATATTCATCTACTTCATCAGGTTTGCAGTATCTAACAATAAGATTGTCAGAGAAATGATTACCCGCTTCAAAGAATCTATATGTACCCTCTACTTTAGGTAACTCTGGTGTATAAAACAAGTAGTTCTCTACAGGATGTTGGAAATCAAACACAATAACAACTCTCTTGTCACTCATTCCCATGAGATCCATACCAAAACAGGGTAGATTAGATCCTGTCTTAGGGTATATTATATTGTTATGAATGCTGCAAGATTTATCATCCCAGATTTCAACTTGTCTTGACTTAATTAGATGTTCACCTGAGTACAAATCAGCAGTTAGGTTTACACCTTTCTTATTAGTCCATTCAGCATGTCGCTTAACAAATTCTATATCTGGAAAAATCTTAGCAACAGTTGCTTTATAATTTTTCCAAAGATCCATAGTTATAATTTGAATCCCGCAAAGGTATCCTTCTTAACGTCTTGTTTTATACTACCAATGAGATATGATTCTACCTCTGTCTCCTGTGGTGCAACTTGCATACCTTTAGAAGATAACCAGTGCTGCGTCCATGGTAGTGGGTTGTTTGATATGGGAGTATCAAAGATTGCTTTTAATCCAATCGCTTTTAAACGGCGGTTAGCAGTCCATTCAACATACTTCTGTAGTAGTTTATCATTAAGTCCTATAATAGAACCATCCTTAAACAGATACTCTGCCCAAAGAATCTCTTCTTCTACAGCATTTTGGAACATACCATACACATAGTCTTCCTCTTCCTTGACAATCTCCAACATGTCAGGATCATCACCCTTCTTCCAGTTATTAAGAATGTTCTGTGTAACTGTCATGTGTTGTGACTCATCTCTTGCAATAAGTCCTATGATTTTTGCTGAACCCTCTAGTAATTTGAGTTCACCAAATGCAAATGAACATGCAAATGAGACATAGAATCTAATACCTTCTAAGATGTATACATTTGCTACTGCTCTGTATAACTTTCTCTTCAGTTCTTTCTTTTCCCATGCTACTGTTGGACTGCCTTGCCAATCTGGTCTCCACCAGTTGCTAGTATCATACCTATGAGCATCATTAATGAACTCATCATATGCTTTAGTAACTGACTGTGCTCTCTTAAGAATTTGATCATCATCTAAAATAGTATCAAAGACCTCAGATGGATCAGGGTATACATTCTTAATGATGTGTGTATATGATCTACTATGAATCATCTCCATAGTCTGCCATATATTCATACACCCTTCGAGCTCAGGTAAAGAACAGTATGGTGCAAATGCCATGCCAGGACCACGACCTTGTACAGAGTCTAATAGTATTTGATACTTAAGATTACTTGTAAATATATGCTTTTGTGCTGCATTTAATTTTTGATAATCTGCCCTATCATTCTGCAATGATACTTCCTCTGGTCTCCAAAAGAAACCTAATTGATTTTGTGTCAACTTATCAAAGATAGGATACTTAAACTTATCATATCTTTGTACTCCTAGAGGAGCACCAAAGAACATCTGTCCTTTAGTAGTATCTACCTTGTCAGTATTAAATACTGTCATACCATCTACACTAGTCATAGGTCTATTAGGTGCGTTTGTTCTAAAGTTTGCAACTGTCACAGTCTTCCTCCTCGGTTTCTAAAATGTCTTGTAATAAATCTTCTATACTCTGTTTCTTCTCTTCTGTCAGTTGCGGTTCATCTCCTTTCTGATCGTATGTATTTTGATAATACGATGTCTTCCAACCATACTTATATGTTTTAAGTAGGTCACCCGCCATTACTGATACAGGAACTTCATTGTTGTCATAATTTTCTGGATTGTAACTCCAGTTACCAGAAATTGCTTGGTCAAAGAACTTCTGCATTACACTCACGATCTTTATATATCCATCATTATCTTTCATGTCCCATAATAATGTGTAATTGTTTTTCAAAGACCCAAACTGTGGAACAATTTGCTTAAGAGGTCCTTTCTTTGACTTCTTAGTGGACAAGTATGCTCTGGGTGGTTCGATTCCATTGGTTGCATTTGACACAACGGAACTACTTTCTGATGGCATCTGTGCGGACAACGTTGAATGCCTAAGTCCATGCTCTTGGATGTCATTGCGTAGAGTATCCCAATCATGATTTAACTCCTCATCACAGAACTCATCAATGTCTGTTTTGTAAGTGTCGATAGGGAGGAGACCTTTGAAATATTTGGTGCGATGGAAATATTCACATGCTCCTTTCTCTTTTGCAACTGCGTTGCTTGACTTGAGTAGATGATACTGGAAAGATTCAGACAAGTTGTGTACTGCTTTCCATGCTTTTGGATCGTCATACTTGAAACCTTGTTTTGCTAGGTAGTGTGCTAGTCCGATATAACCAATACCAAGAGAACGACGTGCTAATGTACTACGTTCTGCTGCTTCAACAGGATAATTTTGATAATCAATAAGTTCCTCTAGACCACGGACTGCTAGGTCACAGAGATTTTCAAGTTCATCTAACTTATTAATCTTACCTACGTTAATAGCAGATAAGATACACAATGCAATTTCACCCTCACCATCAATATGTTGGAGAGGTGTAGTAGGTAATGTAATTTCCTGACATAGGTTACTCATGTTTACCTTGTCTTGGAAAGAACTATGACTATTGCAATGGTCAATGTTCATTATGTATAATCGACCAGTCTCTGCTCTCTCCTTAAGTAAATCTAAAATTAATTCTTGTGCACCTACAGTAGTCTTAGGGATTGATTCATCACGTTCGTAAGTTGTATATAACTCATCAAACTCTGGAGTCCCAAAACTGTCATAAAGGTTAGGGACATCATGAGGAGAAAATAATGTAATTTCTGCATCGTCTATAAATCTTTGATAAAATAACTCACTAATTTGCACACTATAATCTAACTTACGTACTCTGGAATCTTCTGTTCCTTTGTTGTTCTTAAGTACTATTATGTCTTGGATTTCTTGGTGCCAGATTGGGAAGTGGACAGTTGCTGATCCACCTCTGATGCCATTTTGAGTGCAACATCTGACAGTGCTCTCAAACTTTTTGAGAAACGGGACGACACCCGTGTGTTGCACTTCTCCGCCCCTGATTTTAGCGTTGATACCCCTGATCCTACCAGCGTTGATGCCGATGCCAGCACGTTGTGCGACATAACGACCAATGGCCATATCAGAAGTAAAAATACTATCCAAGGTGTCGTCAGCGTCAACCAAAACACAAGACGCAAACTGCCGAAGAGGTGTGCGAACTCCTGCCATGATTGGTGTCGGGATGTTGATTTTGTGTTTACTGATTGCGTCATAGTACCTCTTGATGTAATCTAATCTGTTTTCTGTATAATCTTGAAATAATGTAACAGCAATCATAAGGTACATGTATTGTGGTGTTTCAAATACCTCACCATTACTTCGATCTTGAACCAAGTATTTGTCAACGACCTGTCTGAGTCCTGCATAGGTAAACAACATGTCTCTATCATGATCTATCCATGATTCAATTTGATTCCATTCTTCTTGTGTATATTTAACAAGAATATCTCTATCATAAACGTCATGATCAGCACATTTTACTGCATGATTGTAAACAGTTGGGTAACCAGTAGTCCAACCAGATCCAAATACTTGTTTACGAACTGCATACAATAATAATCTAGCAGCAACGAACTGATAGTTAGGTGTTTCTAAACTAATAAGATCACTCGCTGATCTAATTAATATTTCTTGTATATCATTAGTAGATATTCCATCAAAGAATTGAAGACCTGAGTTCATCTCTACTTGAGAGGCACTTACACCGCTTCCTAACCCTTCGCATGCTTCTTCTACTACCTTATGAATCTTATCTAGGTTGAGGGGTGTTAGAGACCCATCTCGCTTGCGTACTTTGGTTCCGTGACCGTTTGTCATACTTTCTTCCAGTTATTAAATTTAAGTTTTGCTTCTAGTTTTTGATATACATTAGATTCTACCATCTTTTGCACATCATGTCCACCAAGTGACATGTCGTTTATGTCCTTTTGCTGAATATTGTTAGGCCAAATGACTACCTTATCTCCTCGGTCAATGACTTTGGAGATTCTGTTGACGATTTCTCTATTGCGTGGTTCGTTATCAAAAATCCAAATATAATCGCTCCACCCAAACGACCTAATATCAATATCGGAACCAGCCATGGCAACCGAGTTTTTAATGAACGTCGCATCAAAAGGTCCTTCTGTAATGTAAATTGATTTTTTCGTATCTATCCTGTCCAGTCCAAAGATCTTGGGTTGTTCCTCGTCCAGCATGATCGTGATGTATCTTAGTTTGGCATTACGTGCCAGAGATCTGCCTTGGTATCCAAAGAGGTTGCCTTCTTTGTCTTTGAAAGGGATGATGATGCGGGGATGATCCTGTCTGAGGGTATCAAATGTCTTCTTTTGTTTATTAGTCCACTCTTTAAATTTTGGACAGTAGTAGAAGTAATCGAGATCTTTGATGCCTCTTTGCTCTAGATATTTCCTTGCCTCGTGAAAAATATTTAGGTCTGAGATTTTCTCTAGACCTGTATCTGTTTTAACAAATTTAGGAGTTGAGAAATTAAGTTTTGGATTTGGTGTGTAAGATCCCTTTCCTGTACTAGAAGTAGAGTCTTTGAACTTTTCCATGACATATTCGTCATGTAATAATGTGTCTTGATCCTTTAAAAAATTAGACAAAGTTCTACCAACACCACAGTTGTGGCATTTGTATACGAAATCATTCTTAATTTTAAAAAGGTATCCTCTCGCCTTGTTCTTTCTCTTTTGACTGTCTCCACAGTAGGGACATCTAAAATTAAAAAGGTCTGCCTTCTTCTTAGTGAAGAGGGTCAGACGAGGTGATACCATTTGTATGTACTTAACGTCGATATACGACATTCATCACAATTATTTCACTGTTCTTATTGTAGGCTGCATTATTGATTCTGTCAAGTTTTGGTTTGCAAGTCCATTAATTACTCTCTGTCCTATAGGACTAACGATAAAAGATATCATGGTCAACGCTCCTGCGATTGTCCACATCTTCTTCTCCATTAGTCTTAGGCGGTCATCAACTAACCTTATATCCCTCTCACATCCTTTCTTTATTAAATCTGTTTCTCTATTGAGATCTGCTGATAATCTATCTAACTTCTCAAATAGTACTTGATCTATTTTTTCTTGTTTATCAATCTTCTCGTTGTGAACAGCAAGAAGTTGACCCATTTTTACAGAGTTGTCCTGTAACGAGTCTACGACTTTTTCTAATCTTTCTAATATAGCCGTATTAATGTCGGACATCCCTCTAAATTGTTTTACTATACGTTTCTGATAGCGAAATCAAGAGCAGATTGATACGAAGCAGCGTCTTTGTTGACCATGTACTGGAACTGTTGCTTGTGTGTATCGTCTAACTGTGCATAACATGCTGCAATTCTCTTAGCAGAGAAGTTATCTAAATTCTGTGTGGATCCATCACCGAATTGTACCCTAGCAAAGTTTTCACTTCCATTTGGATTTAATTCTGATGTTGCCACATCAAGTGCAACCTGTATTACATCTTGATTTTCAATAATTACATCTTTTTTCACGTTAGTTTCCTCATTATTACGTTTTAGTTTTTTCTGTTGAGATGATGCTTTCTTTTTAAAGTCAGCAAGTCTCGCCTTCATAAGAGTATCCATCTCTTTGGTCTTCTTAACCATCTTATCCTTTGCTTCACCACGCTTTTTCTGTAGATCTTTCTGTCTATTCAGTTTTTTCATCTGACCAATCTGTTTCTGTGCTCTCTCTGTTTCAGAGGACACTACTTCTGTGATTGGATTCTCAGTTTCTACATGTTCTTTTTTAGTTCCAGTCATTTTTCTACGTTGTATACGATTAAAAAGATCTTTTGCACCCGATGTGCGACCATCAACTGTCTCATTATTTTTCTTATACTTACGATGTTGTCTAGGATTCACCATGACAAACGCTGGTGGTAACTGTAAACCAGATCCATTGCCAGCAGAATTAATTGATTCAGTCATATTAGATTCAGTTGTTTTAGACATTCCTCGTCAACATCTTCGTTAAGTTTAGGTGGTAATCTATTTAGAAATAACATAAACGCCTTAATAATAGACCAGTATGTTGCTTCTACTTTATAGAATAGCAGCGGTGTTGCTGCCTCATCAAAGACATTATATAATACTATCACATGATTGAGTATCAGGTGAGTTTTTATCTCCCCCGTTGTCTCATACCTTCTTAGTAGTCTTTTAATATACTTAAATCTCTTTAAGTCTTCTTCAAAGTCTGAGTAAGTGACGGACAACGGGTTGTTATAATTTCTAATTGCAAAAATTAACCAATTTTCATGGTTCAATTCACTGATATTCATGTCATATTATGATGAGAATGTTAGAGTTCCTGCTCCGTTAGAGATAACTTCTTCTGTACCATTAGCAGAGGTGATCTTAACTCTATAGTTCTGTCCATCTAATGTAGCACCACCAAGTCCACTGTATGCAAGAGTTGCAGTAGTGAAGTCAGCATATGTGATACCTGTATCAAGTGATGCAGTGATGTTAACCCAACGCTTAGTTCCAGACTTCTGTCTCTGCCATACGTATGCAAGTGTGCCAGGTGTTCCTGTTGTACTTGTTGCAACAGCAAATGTTCCAGCACCAGAAGATGAAGCAGAGTTGCCAGGTTGTGATGTGATAGTTACAGCAGATGCAACTTCAGCAGCAATGGTATCATCAGATGCGTCACCAGATGTACCAGCAGCAACAGACATCGCTGCTATGCATTCTGCCTTGTGACGAGTGTTACCATAGTGATCTGTATATGTTCTATACAACCACCAACCAGGATTTTTAATTCCACGAGACTTACTCTCGGCAAGAGAACCTTCAGTAGAATCAGCAAATACTAATTCATAACTGTTGGAGTCTCCACCTAGGATTACAAATTCTGCAACTGCCTTAGGAGGAGTTCTTTTAATTACACTAGCAGCTGCAACTGTAGCAGTTGATCCAGCATATACTTTGTGTAATTCAATACTAGTAGTGCTAGTAATACTCTTGACAATGTAGTTTACACCATCAATTTGAAGTACATCACCACCGACAACGGTGTCAGCAGCGTTCTTTGTTACGGTGGCATCGCCATTAACGACACCAATAGTGTTTGAGAATGCGGCTGCATCCGTTGTTCCAATAAGTGACATCTTTTTATCTAATCTTGTTGTTCTAAGGTTTATTTATAAAAAGGACTATTCCTTTGCTGCGATAGCAGCTTTGACAGTCTCAAGTAACTTGTCATCCATATCAGTTTTGGTCAGTTTAACTGCCTTACCTAAGATAACTAAGCAAATATCTATTAATTTTTCCCCAAGTTCCTCGTTTTCGGGAATCTTGTTTACTGCATCAGAAATTACTTTTGTTGCAAGTGGAAGTAAAAAAGAAAACATGGTATTATTCCATAATGTGTGTGTATCTATTTATTACTTTTCCCACTCCCCCAAAATTTCACCCATAATCTTCATGAAATCCTTGAATGACATGAGTTTTCCTACTCTATGATATCTCCTTGCCTTCATTACACCTGACTCGAATGATTCTTTAGTTAAAAACCCATCATCCCTTACTTTCATACCTTTTGGAATGGGTTTACACTTCTGAGTATCATTACAATAGTACTGTCCTTTACCACAAGTCTCTTCTTTTGCTACCTTTTTCTCTGGTAGTCCTTTATGTTTGGTAGATGCAAAGTCCTTAGCATCCTTTTTCTTTATGCTGGCAGCAACTCTGGCAACCTCAGGTGAGGAAGCTTTCTTCTCACCCGTTTTTTGAGCTTGTCTAACCATCCCGAAGAATCTTTGTTGGGACTTTGAGACTGACTTTTCATCTAATACCTCCTCATTTGTAGCACGAGTAGTCATACCTTTACCTTGACCATCATTAAAGATGGGCATGACTTCTACGTTGCCAACCTTTTTATTTCTTAGTTTTTCTTTCTTCTTTTTAGAATCAGTTTTGAATTGATCGTAGGATTTCATTATTTTTTCTTAGACATAGCAATAACTTTGCTAATCTTTTTGCGTCTTGCATGTAGATACTTATCAGATTTATCTACATCACCATCATTGTCGATATCAGCATCTGCTTTACCAACTGGATCTAACTTCTTCTCTACAACTACATCATTATGTGGAATTGTATTACCATCCTTATCTTTTTGATGATGTTCTACTTGTATTTCTTCTTTCTTACAATCAGGAACAGACTTTCCTCCTTTCATCTTAGTTCCACTTGCCTTATATCCTTTCCAACATGAAGCTTTCTTAGGATCTCTACCTATATTCTTACGTGCTTGCTGAAGACTACCCTCATCCATCTTGTCCCAGTTCTCGACTCTAATTTTTTCAAGAACCATTATCTCTCCATCAATTTCTACCTCTTCTCTTTCTAAAACATTTGGACAATCTGCAGAGTCATGGTTACCACCACACTTTTCACATGTGATAACTACTTCTGCTTGTTCTTTAGTAGCAAGTTGTGCTTTAGGAGACTCTTTTTTAGGTCCTTTCTTCTTTGTTGTAATTTTTTCTAGTTCTGCACCGTTTGACTGAGGATCCATGCCATCGAATGGTGCTTCAGATAAGTGAAAATCTGGTAGATCTGTGTTTTGGAAGCATTCGCCACCCATCCACTTTCCATATTGTTCCATCAAACCTGATGAAAATCCATCATTGTTCTTGACGGTGTTAACTGTATCTTGCTTCTTCATTTACTTACAAGGAGGTTCTTCTCGTATTATTTATAGCTCTAACGTTTTTAATCCATTCACGAAACATTTTTCCTTCTTCAGATATAACAATTGCATAGTTACCACCCACTCTGTGGATAGTTCCTTTGGTTCCTGTTCTTGAAGACATGACACTATCACCCTCGCTCAGACCTTTTTCATGTCTTTGCTCTTGTCTTAGTGCTTGTTCTCGTAATTTCTTAAAATTTATCATTTATAGTTTGCGGGTAAGTTCGCTGCTACTTCAATCATCAGAGTTTTACAATCAGCATCTCCTAAAGACGTTGGTATACCAGACTTGAACGTTTTATAGTCGCCAGCAAATGCTGCTCGTCTCATTTTTGTTCCCGATACTTTAAATGTATCGCCATCTGCATCCCTAGAACCAGAAGATATGATGTCTAGTGTACGAAAAGAAAAGTCTTTATCGTTACCATTGTATTTATGGATCCACTGCATCGCTTGTACTCTGTCAGATCCTACTAGCATCACACACTCATCAAATCCTGCCATCATAATGTCTTGCAATACTGCTACTGGATCTCTAGGTCCGCTGTAGATGTGTCCTTTATGTGTAGGAAACATCTTATTCATATAGTATAGTTTTCTGTCAGGTAGTAAAGGGTTATTTCCTTTAGTATCTACAGATTGTGAGATATAAATCCTATATTCATGTGTCCCTGCAATACGTTTTACTGCATCAAAGTTCTCTTTATGACCTGTGGTAGGAGGTTGAAACCTACCAAAAGTAAAATAACATTTGTTGCACTTTAACGCCATTTTTTTGCTAGTGTAAAGTTAATGTACGAGAACTCTAGACGATTGACAAGTTTTACCATGTCACCATCTTTATGTAGAACATAACCTTCAGGTCCTGTGACCTTATATCCATTGTCTGTTAGTGCAAATGTCCTAAAAGTCTCTAGATCATCTAATTTATCAATTATAAACTGTTTACTTTCTTGTATTTTTTTATATAAGTCTATCATTGCCTTAAACTTATCTTCATTTTCTCTGAGATAGTTCTGACTATTATGTACCAACTTACTTTTCTGTGCTCTTGTCTTTGGTGTCTTAATTTTATTAAGTAACGCTGTGGTTTTATCATAATAAAAATTATACAGACTAGCAAAAGTTTTACTAACATCACCAATAGCACGTGCTGCTTTAATTTCTGAGTTAAAAAACTGTTTTACATAAGAAGCAACATGATATTTTTCATCTCCTTTAGTTCCTGATAAAAGAACTAACTGATCTAAGAAATCTCCACACTCCTTACAGTTTTTTTCTATAGCAGAAATCATCTTATCAAAGTTTATTTCTTCCTGATGATTTAATCCTACCCTATGCATAGGTGTATCATTATTAATTACAGCAACTTCCTTAATTTCTTTTAGAGTTTCACCAACACCAGCTTTTGCTTGCATTGATGGTACAAAATCACCTGTATAATGTGTATGAAATACTATAATTACCTCAGCATTTTTAATTTTTTTACCTATTGGATGGTCAACTGGTATTCCATATGTAAGTGCTTGATTACCAAACGTATAAAGTTTTTCTCCATTAACAGTTTCTGTTTTTACATCTGATTTATCTGCTAAAAAGTCACCTTGTATCACACCAGTGATACCTAACTGAGAAAAATATTTAAAACACAATTTTAATTTCTTTGCAAGATCAGGAGATTTATCACCATAAAACATGTCTACACCACCTTCACTAGCAGCAATCTTTGGTTCTTCTTTATTAAATACTGATTTTGTTCCTATAAAAAATTCTCCTGTTAAAGGATCAATACCACAAACAACTGATGGTACACCATCCCACTTAGTCTGCATAAAACCTGTGCTATTATCACATCCAAGCATTTTTCTTATCTCTTGTAAGAAACTAACCGCAGCAATACATCCCTCAACACCGTAATTAAGCATCTCATCTTCTAAATGTTCTAAATGTTTTAACTGTGTTACGTTTGCCATCAATACACCTTCACAAATACTGATGAAAAATCTAATTGAGAACTAGCAAACAAATATAATGCTTGTATAATTTGATCTGCCTTGGTTGGATTATCTCTTAATGCTTTTAGTAACCTAAGACCATTTAATTTACTATATCTCCACTCTTGTGGTTTGTATGCAACAAGAGATCTATACTGTGCTAAATCACGTTGCTGTGACAATCCTCTAATAATATTTTTTGCATCGAATTCTACTAACAATTCAGAGATTTCTCTAGTTATACCTATTGTAGCATTTCTATTGGTAGGATTGCAACTACTGTAAAAATTTGTATTATCCCAAGGCATAGCATTAGGAGCATATTCATTCACAATACTAGCAACATTACCTCCGCCACAACGACCATGTGCTGCTGTTGCTCCTTTTAATTCTATCTGCCATGATGCTTTTGACCCACCAAAGTTTCTTAACTGGAATTTATCAAATTCACCACTGCCATAGTATAAGTAAACATCAATAGATTGTTTTCCTCTGTTCTCAAAAAATAAATCATATCCACCTGTGCTATTTCTATCAACCCATTTATAACTAGAAACTTTTGCTCTTCTTTCTGCAGGAGGTTCTTGATTCATCACCTCAAATCTAGCACTAGCAGTCTCTATTGCTTCTGTTATGCCTTCAGATTTTTTAAGTGACACTCCTATAAGTTCTTTACTTATAAATTTTTGATCAAGAAATTTATTAATCTCTGCTGCAGTATTTAAGTTGTTTATAGGTGATATATCAAATCCACTTTTAGCAATCCATATATCAGAAGGATTCCATTTATCTTCATCTGTAAATTTAGATTCCTCTAATGTTACTAAATTGCTATTGACTCTTTTATATGCATTTTTTATTTCGTTATCATCAAATCCACTACCACGATAGAACCTAGCATCTTGCACTCTACATTGTTGTTCACTATAAAGTTTATTTGCTGCCAAACAATGTGATTTATGCCACACATTATCTGCCCACAAACTTTCAAATGGTACATCTACAAAACAATAATGATCGTATGCTTGTCTCAGAATTTCTTCTGATAGAGGTTGTCTATAATCTAAATCTTGATTAACTAAATGGTATCTTACTGCACAATACACAGCAAAAAAACTTTCATTTACAGCAGTGCTTGCTGAACCACCTCCACTTCCAGCACCTCGTATTGGTTTTATTTGTATACGAAATTTTTTATCATTTTCAAAAGGAATGTTTATGACATTTCCTTCTACATCTACATCATAAGTTTCTCTACTTCCTGTAATTGATTTAGAAGTTATAGCGTTGACTAATCTATTAGTTACTTGACCTCTATCTGCTACATCTATTCTTAAATTAAGAAGTATTTTTGCTCTTGTAGAAGGTTCAATAGTTACATCTTTTAAAACTTGTACGTCTGTTGTATTAAATCCTTCTTCACGTAGACACGTTGTTATATCTCTTGCACGTGCTGCAAAATCTGTTCCTAAATCAGTAAATGAGTTTTGCCTTGTTGCCATTTACCTATTTATTTTAGCGATCTCCTGCTTTTCTATTTTCTGATTTGTCAACAGAGAATGATCCACCAGGATATCTCTTCTCTAACTTCTTGACGTTACCTCTTATAACATCATCAAATGATATATCTAATGCCATACAAGCATTTGCTACGTACCACATAACGTCACCCAACTCAATAATAAGATGTTCTCTATTGTCGTCGTTCCAAGGCTTACCTTGGAATACCATTTTCTTAACGATCTCAAGAAACTCTCCAGACTCAGCAGCAAGCCCAACGCCAGCAGTGGTAAGGCGTTCAATATTGGCACCTTGTCTGTCAAGTTCACCCAAGCGATCAGCAAGATCGACAAAATTCTTACTAGAATCGCTTGTGACAGTATCCACGAAGTGAGAATACCTATCAAAGTCCACATGATTTATACGTTCCATTCTGCAAATTTAGATAATCGGTTTTGTGTTTGTGAGAATTGTTGTAAGGTTTCTCCTACCTCTTCATCCTGTATGTTGATGGCAGATGAATCTTCTGCTACATCATACAACCTCATCTTCGCTCTGTCAATTCCCAAAATGAATTTTCTTGAGGCAGTCGGGTCGTTGTATCTGTTCTTAAGTTGTTTGACCAAGATGCGACCCTGTTGCTCGAGCTCCTCAGTAGATATAAGGGCAAACATAAAATCAGCAGTGGCAGGGAGACCAAAAGACTCAGAAGTGTCAGTGAGATCGGGATCAGAGTTACCAAACCCACTACGAGTAGTTTGAGTGGCAGAGATAATAGGTACATTACTTTCCACAGCAAGACCCCGAAGCTCTTCAGCAATCGCTTTAACATAGGTATACGAGTTAACAACAGCACCTTTGTATCTAACAGATGCACAAATGTTTAGATAGTCAACAAAGATAAGATCAGGTGTAAAATCTTTCTTTAATTTAAGATCACTTAAGAGTGCCTTAAAATGTCCTGCATGTGCAGATGCAGTAGGGTACTCTTTAATGATCAATTTACCTTGTGTCTTTCTAGAAATCTCATTCACTTTTGAATTGAATAAAACCTCAGGAAGTTCTGTGATATCCTTGACGTTTACGTTCAGAAGATTTGCGTCAATTCGTTCAGCAATCTTCTCCTCTGCCATTTCACATGTAATGTAGAGTACGTTGTACCCCTG